CGAGGCTTTCGCCTCGGCGTAGTTGGCAACAACACCCTGTGACTCATTGTCACCACCTTTTGGAGACAGCCTGATGGTTCCCAAGTTCGATGACACTCAGTATTCAGTCCGCCAATCTATGGCAACTGATGCTTGGTGTGAACTTCGGGAACATCAGGCCCTTCTTCGATCTGTCGGTCACCTCTATAGAGATGGCCGTTGGACTGGTTCGGATGACGACACATTCCATGTTTATAAGGAAGTCGAACATCCGGCTCTTGGTGAAATGCTTACTTTCCTTGCGCATCCGAATTACTTTCGGTACGACTCGGCGAAAGCGTTTACCACAGAGATGGTGCCGATGCAGTGGCGGCCAGCTATTAGCAGGTCCGTCATTTCGGAGAATTTCGATTCTTCGTTACATCGTCACTTACCGCCCATTACAGACCCTGACACTGGAGACTTTACTCTGAACTTAAACGCTCAGGGTACGGCCTTCATTGTCAAGAACCGTCCAGGTAACCCGGTCGCTCATCTTGGCCAGTATTTGGTTGAGCTGCGCGAATTGCCTGCAGTACCGATATTCTTGGAACGCCGAGCTAAACACTTTCGTGATCTTGGCTCGGAATACCTGAATATCGAGTTCGGTTGGGTACCGTTTGTGCAGGATTTGAGAAAGATTCATAATCTGACTCTCACTCTGCATCAGAGGCTTGCGCTTCTGATTAAAAACAACGGTATCAATGTCCGAAGACGGTCGAAGAAGGTGGTCACCACTGACTCTAGCCTTATTTGGGAAGGGTCTTTGGATGTACCGTTCGGGGATCTCTTTGATACCTCGATCGGAGGCTCGCCTTACCTAGACGGTTACACTCTTTGTGGACCGTTCGGTGGGCTTGTCTCTTATCCATCGACCTGGGGTGGACAAGCGGATTACCGCCTATCCCATACCAAATACGGGACTGAATGGAATTGCGGTACCTTTCGGTACTACGTTCCAGACATCGGGACGAGTCAGTGGAC